ACCTATTCCACCACAAAACAGAAGCTGCGCAACCAAGGGCGCAGTCTCGGTTTCTGTCAATTATTATAGCAGAAGCAGACCGCTTCTGCAATAGAAAGGAGCAAAAAACATGAACTTTCCCACGACAACCGAAGAATTTCTAAAAACCCTCGCACACGGCAAAGAGCCGACCAACGAGGACAGAGAGTACGCCGAAGCACTGGGTAAGCTGTCCGAACTGAACTATCGGGCAGGGTACGAAGCGGGATCAGCCAATAAGAACGACAAAATCTGATGTCAACACTAGCGAACACAATATCTAGTGTATTTTTGATTGACATTCAGATATTTTGCAGTTACACTTATTGCACAGCAAAACGAAAGGGGGTGAATGTGTATGAGCAGTCCTTACGCAGAGCGTTACGGTCACACCGTTACCATCAGCGTGACGGAGCGACAGTTTGCAAGCTTGCAGGAATACTGCATCAAGAACCGGGTCTCCATTTCTGCTGCGTTCCGTGAAGCGTTCTTTACGCTGCATCCGATGGATTCCACCAATGAAAACGAAAAATGATACGCTCGCTAAAGTTTGCCGACCACAGCGAACGTATCATATCAACCCTGAGAGAAGCATTCTCTCGCCGTTATTATAGCAGAAAATTGCTTCTCTCACAAGTGAAAAGGAGCTTTTTAATGCAACTTTCTTTGTCTGAGAACATCAAAATCTTCAACAACGCCGAGTTTGGCGAAATCCGTGTCATGCTCATTGACGATGACCCTTGGTTTGTTGGCAAGGACATTGCCGCAGCACTTGGGTACGTCAACACGAAAGACGCTCTTGCAAAGCACGTTGACGAGCAAGATAAGCGTCAGGGAGATGGGGTAGCGTTTTGCGACCCCATGGGCAGAGAACAGCATCCGACCATCATCAACGAATCCGGCCTATACAGTCTGATTTTCAGCAGCAAGCTGGAAAGCGCACAGCGGTTCAAGCACTGGGTCACTCACGAAGTTCTGCCGTCCATCCGCAAGCATGGGATGTACATGACCGACAACCTGTTGGAGACGGCTATTGCCAACCCGGACTTCGTGATCGGGCTGATTCAGAACATGAAAGCTGAAAAGGAAAAGAACGCAGCGTTGCAGACGCAGAACAAGCAACTCTGTGAGAAGAACGAGGAGATGCAGCCTAAGGCGGACTATTTTGACGACCTTGTGGCATGGAACTTGGCTGTTTGTTTCCGTGGCACGGCAAAGGAACTGCGTATTCCTGAACGCAAGTTCATCCAATCGCTTATTGAAGATGGTTACATCTACCGTGACAAGAACAGAAATCTCCTGCCGAAAGCTGGCAAAGGTGATGAACTGTTCGTTGTTAAGGAATTTCTCAATCGGAAGAATAAGCATGGCGGTTTGCAGACCAGAGTAACGCCGAAAGGCCGTGAGACCTTCCGTCTGCTCTATGCAAGCATTCGTAAAAGCGTATAACAACCTATAAGAAAAGCCAGTGGTTAGAGAACATCTAGCCGCTGGCTTTTTGTGTTATAGGTCAATCCTGCAAAGCAATGACTTCGTAGGAACTATATCCAACAAAACCGGACGATGGGTAAAGTTCAAATGTTGTCGTTTGCCCAGACGGAAGTGCATCGGTTATGTATGTGTAATCGCCACCCACAGGAACTTCGTTTCCTTCGGTGTCTTTCATTTTATAAATGACGATAACTTTTATCCAGTTGCTCGTGAACTGGCTATTGTTTGTAATTTGACCTGTGTAACGCAGATCGTACCCAGAGCCACGTTTAGAAACATTGGTAACGGAAAGCTCACCAGCACGAATAACCTGATTGGATGCGCTCGCTTTATGGAAATTCCACTCATCCGCACTAATGGTGTATTCCATTCTGGCCGGAGCAATGCCTTCAGAATCAAACGACACATATCCAGCGTACCAATAAGAGTCTCCCTCTGCAATCCAGTCAAGGGTTTGTTCATCGGTTTTTAATACTGAACCGTCAGAACCGAAAACAGAGGCCTTTAGAGATACAAAATCAACGGCGTAATCGGGGTACGTATTCTCAACCAGTACAGCGTAGTAGACATAGTATCTCGTTTTTCCGTATTCGTACTTGGTTTCAAGGTGACTATGAGATTCCTTAATTTTAACAGTTCCTTCTTCGTTAGTTTCTTCTAGTTGAGCAGGGGATGCAATCTCATCCGGCTTTTCGACAGCTATCGCACATAAAGGCGACATTAAAACTACGACCGCTATCAGAGCCGCCGCAATGATCCTCTTTCTCATTTTTGATTCTTCCTTTCTTTGGCGTATAGCCTTTAGCTGATTATAGCACAATCTAGGTTCCGAAAGGGGCCTTTTTGTATTTTTCGGAATTTTTGGCGACTTGCACAATCGGATGGGTTTCGTTTTGTGAAGGTGGGGTGGGTGTTGGCAAGGGGAACCCCGAAAACGGCCTTTTTCTTTTAAAAATTTTATCGCGGGCATGACCCACCCCACCCCCAGCGCTCCCTGTATACCCCTCCGGTGGATACCCCAGCCCCCAGCGCGTCCGGGCAGACTGCGGAGCACAGGCAGCACCAGAACCAGGGCGGGTGCTGGAATGCACAGTGCTTGTATGTTGCGTGTGCAACGTTTTTATGCGCTTGTACGTTTAATCTTGAATATACTATTGACTTGTACGTTTAATCATGTATAATAGTAAATGTACAGAGGATGTACACCACCACACCACCACAAAACAGGAGGACAAAAACCATGAAAACCACATTAAAAGACATCCGTAGCTATGTTACCACCAACGCAGCAGAGGACTTGACCAAAAAGCGTTTCGCAGAGATTGACGCTATCCGCGTTGCAGAATGCGGATTTGATACCATCGCATACAGCACCGGAATTTACGGTATTACCGGCGTTCTGGTCAAGGGCAACACCACCGGCAAGCTGTATGCCGTCACCGCCCGCACGTCTGCACTGTTTCAGGTTATGTAATAGGGGGGTGCAAATTATGATTACTCTGGACTTTACCCAATGGGCTGCCCTCTGGTATGTGGGCGGCATGATCTCCGGCGCACTCGTTATGATCGCATTTCTAAACAGCTGAGGGAGGGCATAAAAATGACAGACTTAGAACAAAAGTGTAACGAATACCGCGAATATAAGCGGCTGGCAGAACAGGCGGAGCAGATGCTGGACAGCCTGCGAGATGAAATTATTGCCATGATGCAGGGAGCGCCGGAGGTTGTCGCAGGTGCTTGCAAGGTGATGTATAAGGACGTGCAGCGTGTCCGACTTGATAGCAAGCTTTTACAGGTAGCGCACCCGGATATTTATGCAGAGTGCAGCAAAAAGACCGTTTACAAGCGGTTTAGCGTGGTATAAGGGGGTGCAACTTATGTTATACTATCGTATTCCGGCAGGGCTTGACGGGCGGGCGGTTGTGTCCGCTGGTTCCTATTGTGGCAAGGTCAAGCGGTATCTAATCGGCGGTGAGCTGTACACGGCTAAAGAGTGCGCCCGTTATGGTATTAGCACGGCAGGGCTTGAGCCTGTTACAATCTCACAGCGTCGCACCTTTATCAATTTCGGTGTTAGAATTGAGATGCACGCATGATATTTTCTTGTATCCTGTTCTTCTTCTGGTTCTTTGCGGCGCTGTTCAAAGCGTCCAAATAAGAAGCATTTCACCCGGTCAGCAATGGCCGGGCTTTTCTTTTGCCTTGCACCTGCTGAGGGTGCAGGGCTTTTATTTTGCCCTGCAAAAATACAGCCACATACAAGCGCTTACAGCGTGTTTTGTTCCATCAATTCAGTTATACAGCCCACGCCGCAAAACGGCGCACAGGGCTTTTCAGTGGCTTTTCCTGTGATTTGCCCCATTCAACCGCCAACGATACCAGACCGAAACAAGCGGCTATAATGCCGCCTGCGCCACGTTGGAGCGCATACACGCGCCCGGACGCCCTGCACCGATACCAGATACCACCGCCACGCCGGGCGCTGTACAGCTCAACGCAGACCGCCTATTATAATAAGGTATATAATGGTGCAGCGGTGCGCCCTTTATGGATCCATTCCAGACGGCGCAACGCACCAGCCCGGCGGGGGCAGTCCAGCAGCAGGGGAGCGGCGCGGAACCATTGACGGCTACCGCCGTATCTCTTTTCGGGCTTTCGCCCGATAGCCAATAAGGGCGAGCAATAGTCGTAGCGTTCCGGCTGGAATAGTCGTAACAGCTTCTGGAATAGTCGTGGCAAATAGTCGTAGTTTCTTCAATAAAATAGTCGTAGAATAGTCGTAAAGTCGTCAGATGACTAGCTTTTGAAAGTACTATATATTGTATAGTAACGAACAGTTCGCTAATAGTCGCAGAGCAATAGTCGTAGCATTTTCTTACGAGCCATCGTCAAATAGTCGTGTATTTTTTGTGTGAAATAGTCGCTTGCCTTTTAGAGAAAGAGAGGTGCGATAGTCGCTAAGTCATCCGACCACTCAAAAAATCACCTCTCGTTCCAATTTCGCATAATATATTCCTCCGCTAGTTATACCTGTTTCGTATAATAACCGTACTTATTATAGTATACAGATATAGTTACTCCCGATAATCACGGATTATTTCGTATAATAACTCGCACCATCCAATTCGGTCTGCTCCTCCTCGATTTAATTCCCAGTAATGCACTATGGTATCTTGCTCAATTCATAGTATTATACTAGGAATAGCCAATGCAACATTTCTACATATCCAACCGACTGCAAAATGAAGCTAACTCTCCATGTCTGTAATAGTCGTAGACCATCCACTAGTCCGAACCTTACGCCAGCTCTTGCCTACGGTTCGCTCTGCTGGCTAACGGTGTAGCTTTGGAGATAGAGGGTTGTAGGGGGAAAGAGCCTTTGCAAAGCATTTGGTTGTTATTTTCAGTTGTTGCAGTTGTCGCGCCATTTTGGCGTGGGGGCCTCAAACAATTTATTTGTTTGAGGGGGAGTTAGGGGGATTATAGGGGGTAATAGGGGTTGTAGGGGGAAGAGGGGGAAGAAAGGGGGGGAAGATTGGATGCAAATGCATCATGTGTATCCATTTGGATGCAAACGCATCACGCTAATAGTCGTAGTCATACCAGCCCAAACGCTACTCGATCGAGACGGCTCCTGCTCAAAATTAGACTTTGCCGTTTTCTCTTGATAAATAACAAGAGAAAAAAGCACGGGATAGTCGCAGAGGGTAGTTTTACCGCCTGATACCATTCCATGCTTTCTGATACGTTTGTTAATTGGTGATTATAGCGGAGATTTGAATTCTACTCTCCGCTTGCATCTTGCGCATACGCTCCGCAGCCGCTTCCTTCTGTTCTTCCGTCATAATCCTTGTGGTCGCAAACCGCACAAGGCGTTTGGGCATCTCATACCACTTGCCGTCCTTGTCCTGTTTGACCAGCTTGTACGATGCAGGCTCACGTTCACATAACTTGTCTAGCTTGCGCATATACACAGGATCAGCGGTATAAACCGATGCAGTATCTTCCGCTGCATTGAAGTTGACGATGGTCTCTTGTTCCAGTCGAGTGATGTTCATAATCGTTTTCCTCCGTTTTTTGATTGATGAAAAATATTTATGAGGTTCAGACGGTAACTTTATCGCCTAGACCCTGTTATCTGTTTTTCTTGCCTATTCTACTGTGACGATACGAGCGCAGAAGCGATGCTAGGCTACTATCACTCAATCGCTTCGTATGTTTTCTCGAAAATGTCAGGTTTACACGGGTAGATTTCGCCATTTACGCCACGAATGATATAATCGCCAGTCCTCGCAATCATAGTCCCTTCAAGCGTTTTAATCTCGCACCACGCAGGGCCATCGTGAAACTTTCCGAAGTCATGCGTGATAATATCATTGCTACTTACTGCATTCCAGAACCAATCTTCGCCAACAAGACCTCGTGCATTAAGCTTGAATGCCTCGATAACAACTAGCTTCTTGCGGTATTTCATGTTTATTCTCCTCTCGTTACATCCACACGCATTCTTTGAACTGCTGTGTTTCCATCTGGAACGTGATGTCCAACGACCCCACGTTGCCTTCTTTGTTCTTTTCAAGCGCAAAGTGATAATGCTGCTCTGGTCGCTTTTTCGTGGTCACGTTCTGCGCCAGCAGGATGATTGCATCTGCGTCCTGCTCAATTTGCCCGGATTCTCGCAGGTCTGCGGCAGTCGGTGGAATACCTGCTCTTGCGGTCTCTCGATTGAGCTGTGCAAGTGCTACCACCAGCGTTCCTGTGGACTGTGCGAACTCATGCAGTGCCATGCTGATTTCCGTGACGGCACTGTATCGGTCTTTCGCTCCGGCTTGATGGATAAGCTGCAAATAGTCGATGAACACCACTTTGGCTTGCATCCTGATGGACTGCGTTCTAATCCACCCAACGCTCTTACCAGCGGCAGAACGGACGAACAGCGGATATTTCTTGATAGCTGCCAGTCGGTCAAGCTCGTTAATGCTGACGGTCTTATTTTTGACCGTGTGCAGCGGTACGCCTAGCTGGTTTGCGATGATACGAGCATAGAGCGTGTCTGGGTCGGTCTCTAGGCTGAAATACGCCACCTTGCGTCCGTTCTTGGCTATTTCACAGGCAAGTTGCAGGGACAGAGCGGTCTTGCCAGCAGACGGTCTTCCGCCGATCACAACGAAGTTGCCCGGCACAAGATGCAAGTTGTTATCCAGTACTCTAAGCCCTGTGCTGATATACTCCGGCTTATCATCCAGCTTGCGGATGTAGTTATCTATGCCATCGCCCATCGGGATGAAATCGCTTCTCTCGCTGTGCAGGTTGATAGCTTCGCCTAGCTGCTCATAGATGCCTGTAAGGTCTGCGTATCTGGTCGAGCTATCAACGATTTTGAAAGCAATCTCTCTGGCTCTGGACAACGCTGCCTGTTCCTTGACGATTCCAGCCCATCCAAGCATCATGTCATGGGTGACGTTTCGGATGAACTCTGCACCAAAGGCATCCAGGCATTCGCCCATTGCTTTCTTGCAGTTATCGTACCGTCCCATGACTTCTACCGGGTTCCACTTGTCGTTGTGTTCCCAATAGCCACGAATGGCAGCGAATGTATCACGCAGTTCAGGGCAAAAATCGTCGATTTTAAGGTCTTGTAGCACATCGGCATACTCGGAGAACGTGAGGACTGCCCCTAGCAGGATGTATTGGGTCTGATTTTCAATATTCACCGCAGAAAGTCTCCCTCGTCAGGCAATTCAGCCATTGTCTGCTGATAGCCACCGTTCCAGTCCTTCACGTTACGCATCCAGTTCCGTGCAGCAGCTTTCCAGTCCTTCATAGGCGATTTTCCGACCTTCCAGCCATTTGCCGTGAAGTGGTCAACAAACCGTTCTGCTTCCGATTCCATGTAGCCCTTTTCGGAAAAGTATTCTTTGGCTTGCTCGACAGTCGGTGCTTTGAAGCGTTTTACTCCGTTGGTATTTTTCTTTTCACATTTTTCTTTTTTTTCAGATTCAGATCCAGAATCAGATACAGATAAGCTACCATTCGTATCAGTTGGTATGTTTGGTATACCATTTATACCATTCGTATCCTGTGATACCATTGGTATGCTTTCGTATTTTTTATCATTCCAACGCTTGTTTATATTTTTCTTGTTTGCTTCTCGTCTACGTCTATCACGTTCTTCCATCTTCTGCACGTTCATATCATCAAACGCCTTAACGACTTTCCAGAGCATCCGCATAGCACGGTCGTTGTCGTATGCTGGCTCAAGTCCAGTCTCAACGTACTGCGCATAGTTGCGGACGAATGCTCCGAATTCCTCATCTGTCAGTTCATCCATCGCATGGACGTGTTCCAGCAGAAGAATCATTGATGTTCTTGGTTTGCGTTCCTGCTCCATACTTAATCCTCTTTGTAGCGTTTGTTCCATGCCTCGATAAGGTCTTTTTTAATCTTTTCTTTATCAGCTTCGGAATAATCAGAGTTGTATAGCTTGCTTTCCATGAATACCCGGCACTTGCATCCATTCTTGCCGTTTCCTCTTGTTATAGACATCCAGCTTGTCAAATAGTCGCCTACTTCGGCAATGGCAACTTCTCCACCGCAGAACGGGCATCTCTTGAGTTCTTCCATCTTTAATCCTCCTTAAAATAGGCACTCAGCGTCAGGCTCACGCAGCCAGCCTTCGCCCGGAATGTTGACTATCTCATAATACTGCCGTGCAACGTAGATTGTTTTCTGCCCGTCCTCAGCAATCAAGCCGACAATCAGATAGTTGCCAGCAGCCATAAAGAACCAAGGGTTGCTCTTGTAGGTCTCGCCCTTCATCCAGTTCTTCATTCTGTTCACGGCTTTTTCAATGTCCTTGTCGGGCAGTTCGGGTTGTCGAACGCAAAGAAATCTTCAGGAAATTTAAGTTTTTTCACTTTCTAAATCCCTCTCTCGTTCTCATAATTCGTTTGCAACCTTCATGTAGCTTTGCGCCTTTACGGTATACAGGTCAATTGTGCTTCTGCTTGATGCAACCGCACTGCGTTTCGGACTGTCTGACAGCATTTGCAAAATGTTCAGCTGATGCAGCACATTGGTTCATTGCTTCTGTTAACGCTTCAAATCCATCCATCTTTGGCTCTTTTGGCGCATACGTCCAGTGCGTTACAATGTACCAATCACCGTGTTCCAACGGTTCGTTAAACTCGTCTCTCCACGCTCGTTTGCCAAATGCTGGTGCATAGAAGCCAAGTCTCATGTACCGCTCATAGTCGTTTTCGTTTTGGTAAATGTGTTTTACCATCAAAATCAGCATCGGAGCATCTGACGGCGGCAACTCATCCTGCACGGAATGCCATACATACTTTTCCATATCCATCACCTCATATCATCGGAAACGCCATCCAATGCGTTACCGTAACATCTTTCGGCAGTCTCTCGCCTATCTCATCCCAGAACTGACCATCTGCGTAACAGCCAAGAAAGTACGCTGTCGGCGAGATTCCTTGCAACATTTTTCCATCTTTATCACGCCACGTTGTCTTAGTCGCAAGCAACAAAGGCTGCGTTCGCTCTCGCGGCGGTTCGCTTGCCGGATGCCAGAGTGTGTTAGCCATTATCCGATACCCCGCTTACGGATTGTAGGTGAGAACGAAGTTTTGTAACTGCTGCGGCAAGATGTTGATTTCGTAATGATACTTGTCCACGTCAGAACCGCTCAAATCCTCCACAATATACATTGTGTACTCGTTAAGATAGACGTAATGCTTTTTGTATGTGCCATCGGGCAATTCAATAGTCACAACAAGTTCATTGTTGCTGTTATTGGAAATGTCCATGTTCCCGATTATTTCAAGCATCGGCGTATCAGTTCTTGCATTAACAACAGACAATCTACGAGTGACGTTGAAATTCTTTGCCTGTTGCGAAATATTGTGATTCACACGAGATGCTTCTGTGCATCCGCACAATGCGATAGATGCCGCCAATGCTACAGATAAAATTGCTTTCTTCATTGTTTTTTTCTCCTTTCAATCTCCATCCCATACGCCGTCAGGACGCATCCTTGCAAATGCAAGCAGACCGTACAGGACACGTTTGGCGTTGCCCTCTGTTGCGTTCCAGTAGTCGCTATCGTCCACATCGTCACCTAATGCAGAAATAGCCTTTTCAAGCATCGGGATGCTCTCTGCGCCTGTTTTGCCGTAGATGGAGCGGATGCCGCCCTTGCCAAACACTTCCGGGCGATAATAGAATTGACCGTAATTATAGGTGACGTTGAACCACAGCTCTTTAGTACCTCCCATAGCTCGCATACCACCTGCGATAAAATGCGTACTATCCGCTTTGAGCGGTTCGCGCGTTACTGGGTCGCACAGTGAAATATCATAGCTCATATTCGTCCAGCTCCTTTTTGATTTGCTGGCGTTCAATCTGCTTCAATCTTGCCTTTGCCAGCTTGCGGTTGTCAGCCTTGCGGATAGCCCAGTTGTTGCGGTGGTTTGCCCACGCTGCAAAATAATGACTGTATTCGCTTTGGTCGTACCAGCCCTTTCCAATAAGCCCTTTATAGGTCTGCTGGCGTTTCATCTTTTTTCTCCCATTCCTTGCATCCGCGTTCGTCCCACACGAAGTCTGCAACGTGTTCTGACTGGTCGTTCACACATACGCCCTCCGGCTCTGCGTACCATTTGCAAGAGCCACAAGATGGTTCCGTCCTGTCTTTGCAGTTATGCGCTGTACACCTGACAATGCCCTTATGAAAAAGCATCCCTGACATAAAGCAGTGTTCGGTGGTGCAGTAGAAGTTCATTCCTCTATCTCCTTCCATCCGATAAACTCGCATAAACCAACAGTGTTATTGGCGCAACGATGAATGAGGACTTTATCGCTTATGTTGAAATTTGCGATAAACCCAAATTTGCTTTCTTCCATTTCGTTTTCAAACATCCAATCAACAATGTCTTTATTGATTCTGACATCGTCTTCGTCCGTTATGGTCGCAAAGCACTGTTTGCACCTGTAAAGAGCGCACTTTTTCATTATCTTTTTCCTCTCTTTCCCCTATTGAACCGCCCGATCACTCGTTTATACTCTGCATAGCACTCCGGGCAAAGGTCGCCTGTGTCCCTGCGCCACGCCCAGTCCTTGAAGTATTCGTCAGGGTTCAACATTCTGCCGCCCAGAACTGCTCCGCAGCGGTCGCACACTCGCTTGTGGTAGATTCCTCTGTCAGTTTGCATTATCCATCCTCCTCAAAACCCGGCGCCACCCTTGCAATATATTCAGTCTCGGAGCCTTCTGGAAATGCAAGTTTAAGGCTTCCACCAATCGGCTGATTATGCAAAGGGTATATGTCGAGACCGTTCATTGCGACTTTCGCCGCTTCTTTTTGAGTAGAAGCGTGAACAAGTAAATATCCACGTTCTCTCCATTCAACAGGCACTTTATACAATCCCATGTTAGTCGCCCTCCCCAACGTCCTTAAACAGGATTTCTTTGTCTGCTTTCCAGTCTTTGATTTTGCACGGAATGTCCGTGCCGGGTACGGCCTTTTTCAGACCATCCATCTGCCAGACGTTCCATGAGATGATAGCAGCCATGTTGCGAACCTTCCCAGCGTCAGGCTCTATGCCGAACAGCCACTTAAAGTTCTCTCGCCATGTCAGGAGCATATTTGCTCTTGCAAGCAACAGGCTGTCGCCCTGCCACTCATAGCCGTATGTAGTCATCGCTGCGTCCTCTGCCACATCGTGCCATGTCCAGACATTCCAATCAAACCAGTTGTTTACACATTTCAGTTTGCGGTCAAATAGTCCTTTCCGTCTTGGTATTGGAATCTTTTTGCCTGTTACCGTGTCGTATCGGTTCGCAAGGAATGGTGCTTCTCCGCAGGTGATTTCAAGAACTGTCGAATGGATGTACTTGATAGGCTCTTTCTTCATATCGGGCATCGTACCGTTTTCTTCGCCCATGTCTATCATCTTTTCGCAGACCCAAGAAGGAGTGAAAACCTCTGCTTTTGCTTTGGTTCTTTGCTTCTGCTCATCCAGACGCTTGAGAACTCGTGGCACTGGTGGGTACTTCTTGATTTGTTCTAATGTGATTTCATCCGCAAAGCCTGCGCCCAGTTCAGGCGGTGGCTCTGTTGCCCAGATGATGTTTTTGCCGGTAGCACGGTCTTTAAGCAAGATAAACAGCGCCGCTGAAAGAATCGGGTCGGAGAAGTCAACCAACCGTTGTTTCATTTTTCGTCACCTCTCTGTATTCTACGTCAATCCCTTTCGGCAAAGCTGTCTGGTACTTCTGGGCGAGCTGTTCTGCGCTCTGAGCATCGCCCAACGGCTGTTCAGGCGGCGCAACGGTGACTTCCACGTTGTCACGCATACCAAAGTAATTCTTGGCTCGGAAAATCCACTCTGCTGGGTTCTCTTGACCATACATACCGTTGTATGCCCACATGGACTGCATTTGCAGAATCAGCTTCAAGATGTACTTTTGCTGCAAGCTGTCGTCACGGCGTTTCCCCGCCATAATCTGTTTCAGGCTCACCCATTCGATTCCCAGCACCAGTGCAATCCACTCCACCACAGGGGAGATTCTGGCTTCGATGCAAGCGTCAAAGAAGAAGTCAAGGCGTTGCTGCACTTCAATCGGGTTGTTCATGTCCACGCTCGGAAGGTCGCCAAAATACTTGGCTGCAATCATGCCGATGACCTTCTTGTCCTCTTCATCACCGATTCTCGACTGCAAATCGCCTGTGTTCAGCATCTTTGACCTCGTGATTGCTAACTCCTGCTGTTCTTTCACCTTTTTACTCACCTGTGAGCGGATAGATTTCCGCTTGTTAAGCATCTGTTGTTTCTTCTTCTCTCGCTCTTTTTCACGCTTTGCAGCGGCTTCTTCTTTCGCCTTTTGCGCCCGCTTCTCACGCTTTTTCTTTTCGGCTTCGGTCAGCGGTGGTCTGCCACGACCACGCTTCGGGGGTGTTGCCATGTATCAGACCTCCTTTGGCGGTTCAGGAACAGGCATCCAATGTGTAACGGTATACGGGATTTCGCTTCCAAGTTCGACCCAATAGCCATCAGATGTCATAAAGCCGAAAATCATAGTCGCATTATCGCAATACGCAATTACAGTTTCAAACGCTTCTGGAAGTTGTTTTTTTACGCTAATCCACTCGTTCATACTCTCACCTCTTCATCTTTGTTTCAATGCTGTCCAGCTTCCGTGCAATCCACCAGACGGAACAGCAGTTGTCCAACTGCCGCCACCAAGCGCACTTTTCTTTTTCGCATACGCACCGCCCAAGCGGATTGCTGGTCATCTTCATCGGGCAGTAAAGTTCGTTGTCCATTGATTATTCCCCGTTCATCTCATAACATTTGCTGTCGTTCTCGTTGAATCCCAAACACCAAGCTAACTCGGAAGCTATTTCCTGATAAATGCCTTTGATATTAAGCTCAGTTTCGGATTTTGCACAGCCACTATAAAGACCATACAGAAAAGCCAGCCTTTCACGCCCTACCATGTTAATATCCTGAATCATCATTTCCACCCCATCACAACAGCCGTACAAACGGCCAGACACATGTTGACGAACAGCCAGACGAGAATTGCCTGTCGTTCCTCAAACAGGTTGTCTGCCACGTCTTTGATTGTCCGTTCAGACTGAACTACCACCGCCAGCAGGACTAGGCAGACCAGCCAGCGGGTTGCAAATTCAAACATACTAATCCCTCACTGTTACATCGCAACTTATGCATCTCATTGTTTCGCCACAAATCGGGCATTTTGGACTTTCTGGATTCTTTTTCATCACTTCCGTTGCGAATCGATGGTCTGTAATCTGCGTTTCAGTCCAACACGAATCGCACTTAAACTTTACACTTGTTACGCACCGTTTCTGCGGTCGCATCCAGAAAGCGTCTTGAATTTCTTTTTGTGTCAAAAACGCAATCGTTTCTTCATGGTTCAGCAGTGCCATTGTTATCCTCCATCAAATCGTCCATGCTCAACTGACCGCTGATGTTGTCATCTTCCATCCACCAGCGGAACACGTCCATGCCGGTCTGCCAGTCGTCTGTCGCGAATTTCTTCCCGTCAGATTCAAAATTTCTCTTTTTACGAGCTTTCAGCATTCGTTCAAACGCTGAGATGTACATTTTTTCGTAGGCAGGCCATCGCATAAACTCACGCTGTCTGCCCCCCCTACCGGCCATTGGACAACCGATGCAGCCAACACGCTTCTGCCCTTCGCAATACAATGGATTGATAGGAAGGTTCTCGCTGTGCGTGTAGTCCCACACATCATCGTCAGACCAGTCCACGATCGGATTGACTGTCATCTTGCCCTTAAGGTTGCAGGTCTCGAACAGTTGTCGTTTTTCATCGTTGTCGCCCATCATCGTAATTCTTTTTTCTTTGTTACGATGGTTAAACTCCATAATCCCACGATTGTTTTTTCTCGATGTCGACTCAGCCCAACGAACGCCAGTTGCAATAAAGCGATTTTTACCAGATGTTTCCTTCAACACAGAACAACAGTAACGCATAAGCCTCGTTGGTGGAATCATGATTTGCGGAATCAGCGTCCACATGGACACAGGCTTGTCCTTGTATCGTGGCATGACGATGGAGCATTTGATTCCACGCTCTTCCATCGCCTTGAACTGCTCACGGATAAAATAGATCGTCTCCGGCGCATCTGCTGTGGTGTGGCTGTTGACCACCTCGAAGTTGATTCCTGCACGTTCAGCCAGAGCCACAAGCACCTGTGAATCCTTTCCGCCAGAGTATGTGACCATGAGCGGTTTCTTGTACCGATGCTCGGATAGCCGTGCAGCGTCCTGCAACCGTGCGATAGCAAGCTGTTCCTTATCCATTGTTACCTCCATCTAACATCCTCTATGATGTTTGGATTTTCGTGCGATTGAAACTCATATAGACTGCATATTGTTTTCTTTCCGCAAATCGGACAAATAGGAGTTTCCCCATTATCTGCCATCGCAGTTGCCACGCGTGCATCACACTCAGAAATGGAAGCATTGCAGAAGTAACAAGTGAACGTTGCTCTTTTAATACGGCAAGACTTTGGATTTATTGAAGTGATTTCCGAAATAGCTTCTACCGAAAATATTGCCATCAGCTCCACCTTTCTCTCAGCTCTTTTTCGACCTGTTCTGACTTTGCTGTGATGTAATCCGCAAACTCATCAGGGGTCATGTCCTCTTCTTTGAACTTGCCGACCATCTCCCAATACCTGTCACCAATGCGGATGATTTTCTGCACCTGTTCATCGGTCAGGTCTGCATCGCACCGAAGGTTCTGAATCAGTGCGCCCCATGTGGCGGCGATGCCATCCAGAGCCATGCGGAATCCGTACAACTGATTCTGTCGTGCGATTTTGCGGAGGTTGGTCGGCTTGATCTGTTTGCCACATAGTGGGCAGTTTCCAAATTTATTCATCTGACTGCTCACTTTTGTTCTCCTTTCAGCCATTCGTTCAGCTTCGCCATGCAAGAGGGGCAAAGAACGAACGACCTGTCTGGCGAACATTCATATCCGCGTTCTTTGATTTTCACTTTTCGGATTCCGTCCGCTTCGCCGGACCACGAAAAGCACTCACCGCATCGGTCGCAAATCTCAACATTGATTTCCATGTTTCAACCTCCCATTAGCGGGTCTACGCACTCCCAACGGTAATCATCAAATCGGATTTCACGGTTGATGGTTGTTTCACCTTCAATGACTTCCATCTCCTGATTTACGCATCCACTGCTTTCAAATCCATAGAATCTAAAATCCAACCTATACTTTTTAGACATTTCTTTGTACGGCTCAGGTTCCATCGACCATGCAGCCATAACAGGAAGAACAAGAATTGCGTTGTCGCCATCAGCAATTTGTTCAGTGCAGAACTTTTCAACGAAGTTCTTCATAGTACCCTCGATGTAAGCGGTGTCTTTCACGTTGATGTAGAACGTCTCATCATCGTAAGAAAGCAATGCTCCATCATGGATTTCGTTGTAGACCCACTCTCCATTCGGAAACTTATTTTTATCGAAATAGGGGCGGTCATAAACAGTCACGCAATCCGTAAACCAGCGCACGATGTTTTCGGGATTCCCACGTACTTTGAGTTTTCCTTCACACCAATTTGGCATTTTCTTTCTCCAATCTTTTCAGCAGTCCATCCACGTCATATCGCCAATGGACACGCAGCCTTTTTGCTTTGACCTCTATCCCCTCTTGCTCTGCCCACTGCCAAGGGATGCTCTTCCGCCTCTCGTTGTAACGGAATGCCAGAACCTTGCTGGCAGGGATTGCAAAGGTGCGGTTGACCGCCCTGTAATTGACTATCACATGAGCGGTCTGACCGCCATACCCCATTGCTTCCACCATATCAGTGATGTGCTTTTCCTTACGGTATTTGCACTTTGCCTTGTCGTACTTGCCGAACACCTTTTCCAGAGGGATAGAAGGCGTTTCAATAGTTTTCAGTTCAAACAGGTGGTTCATCGGGTATCGGTACACAAGAAAATCGCAGATGTTGTCGATGGAAAACGACAGGTTCTCGTTGCCGCCGTAGTAGGTGGCAGCACTGTCTTTCAGGCGGTAGCACCACGCATCGGATGGGACGGATGCTTTGAAGTCCGCTTCAAACTGCTTGCCGGTGTTCATTCGCCATACTCTGCATCGTACTCGGCCTGCATTTTGGCAAGTTTCTCTTTGAGCTCAGGGATGATTCTTTCATATCGCTGAATCGCCAAATGGTATTCATAGCTTTTGCGAATAGTTAAATGGGTTTTGGCGTCATCAGAGTAAATGTTGGTTTCAGGAAGCGATGCCTGCTCTTTTTTCAGCCATTCCAAATGGCACTCATCTTCATTGAGTGTTCTTTCCGTTCTGTTGATGGCATCTTTTTTATCAGCTTGTTCAAAAATAGGAATAAGGTAGTCATGCACAGCTTGCGCTTGCTTATCGCCCTTTTCAGCTTTTTCTGAAAGCAAATTAAGAATCCGTTTATCCCTTGCTTGCATTATCGTTCACCTCTAAATTCACTTCCGAGAAACCGCTTCTTGCCTTTTTCTCGGTGCTTGTCCTCATAATCGCAGTGGTACACGCTCTAGCTGTGGTTCAGCTCATACACGAATGCCTTGCGTTCCTCGAAGTCTTTCTTCTCTGCCTTGTACTTCTCGCAAGTGTCGTGGCAGGCTTGGTGGCGTGTTGTACAGTTGAGACAACAGGTAATCATTCTTCGCCAAATCTCCTTTTTGTTACAGCCATCGGGAACTCTTCGATTTCGCTTGCCCATCGGGCAGTACCCTCGCCGTATGCTCTTTGCCAGACCAGAGGGAAACCGCCCAGACCATCGAACAGGCTACCTAGTGTAGGCTTTTCTTTCAGGTAAGGGCGCATCTTCTGCACCAGCCAGAACCACTGCGGCAGGGCTATGGAGTTGCCTAGAGCCTTGTATCTTGGACTGTCAGCGTATTTGTGCTTCTTTCCTTTGCTATCCGTCCAGTCACCAATGTCGGTGTATCCGTCCGGGTAGCCTTGTAGCCGTTCACATTCAACAGGGGTCAAGCGGCGAACAATCCAGCGGATGGCTTTCTCTGCAATCAGGCACTCGCTGCCATTGCCGATGTTCCCTGCTTTCGCTTTCAAGGTTGAGCATTTGTCGCTTTCCTTGTAGTGGCTGAACGACTGTTCGTTGAATGTCTTGCGTTCGATTGCGATAGCCGAGTAGTCTGTGATTCTGTTTTCGTGGTCGCCTGTAATGGTCGGTACGATTTTCCCATCGCCGTTTCCACGAGCATCATAAACAACAGGCTGAAACAATGTCTGGTCTTGGAGTGTTGAAAGCGTTGCACTTTTTTCGGTTTGTACTAGCGCACCTTTACCACCACCGGCGCATCCACTACGGATTTTCATGGTGTAGGAATTGCCCCCCCTATCACATCCAGAAGGGCTTGCCTGAGAATGTCCGGGAGTGGCTTCCCACGCCTTGATGCTCTCGTTAGGATTCCCTGACAGGCTCGTGCGCTCAAATAGTATTTCTGCGGCACGTTGACCTCCAAAATCTGCGACAAGAGCGATTCTCTTTCGGCGTTGGGGGACTCCCCAATATTGAGCATCGAGCTGTCGCCAAGCCAGAGACCATCCGTTTCCGGCGATTGCTCCAGCTTTGCTCCATCTGCCCCCCCCCTACCCGAAAGTCGAGGAATTGAAGCGTTTGGTTCTTCCACGCGGGCAAGCTCTTCCAGCGCGGCTCTGAAATCTTCTCCTCCGTTGGAACTGAATGCTCCGGGGACGTTTTCCCAAACAGCGAAAGTTGGATACATTCCATTGGTGGCTGTCCTCATTTCCTTAATGATTCTTGCAGCATCCAAAAACAACACGGAACGGTTGTCGTCAAATCCAAGCCTTTTCCCCGCCATAGATAAGCCCTGACAAGGACTGCCGAACGTAATGCAATCTACAGGCTCTATCTGGTCGCCGTGAATCTTTGTAATGTCGCCCAAGTGTTTCATCTTTCCAAACGCCCGTCCAGCCAGATAGCGCAGCTCTTATATAAGGTAGGAGGTCATGACTTTGCAGAAGCAAAAGCCTTGCTCATATCAGCGATAATGTCATATCGGTCTTGATACTTGCTATACACGGTCGTTCCAGTGCCAAGCCCAATCCGTGTCTGGTTGATAGATGCAGGAACTATGTAGATGCTTTCTTTTTCTTCGCTCTTTGCGATCAAAAAGTAAACATCACAAGTCGGAAAGCGTTTTTCAAGGTTAAACGAATAGCAAAAACTCTTATTTGCTTTGCTCGGCCTTGCCGTTTTCACATCAACCTTAACGCTTCCATTAACATAAAGGTCATAGGCGTATCTAGTTGACATTCGCTCAACCGCAAATCCATGTTCTTCCAGCAGTTTTGTAGCAAGGTCTTCGCCATACTTTCCGAATTGCGTTTCGCTTTCTTTCATTTCGACATTGAGGATTTCAGCTATTTTGTAATAGCCACCCGGAAAACGGCGAATTGCATTTGTCAACTTGTCGTTTCCGTAATACTCGCTCAATTCACTTCTTGATGGCATTCTGGTTAAACCAGTGGCAGACATACAGGCTTTCACATACAGCAAGATTTTATCTTGCGTCCAATGCGTTTTTTCTTCCTGATTCATGCGCATCTCCAATCAGAATGGCAACGAACCATCATCGTCAATCGCAGAGAAGTCATCGTTCCCGCCCTGCGCGTAGCCGGAGCCAGACCCGCCAGCCAGCGTTTTCTTCGGTCTGACCTCATAATCGCCGGAACGAATCTTGTCCACGCTGGTGAAGCGGTCAACGACCAGCTTCGTCTTGATGTTGCCATCGTTACCCATGTACTCTTCCTCACGGAGAACCACGCCGACCAGCTTGCCACGCAGGGTCTTTTCATCGTTGTTGAACTTGTAGCCGGGATTGGACTGCTCCACAGCGGTGATAAAGCCCTTGAAGAACGGCAACGCCTTCTCTTTGTAGCTCTTGATGGTCTTGCCGCCCCATGCCCATTCGCCCGGATTCAGCTTGCCACGCTCGATAAGGGAAGCGGTCTGCTCACGCCAGTAACCCTTGAACTCGCCCTCTGCGACCTCCCACTCGATGTTCAGGCGCTCCTTTGCGGGTTCGTCCGTTGCCTTGCAGATACCGGCAACATAGCCGCCAACAGGCAGGTCACGGCGCTCGGTGGCTTCCTGCACGTCATTCCAGTTGATGTTCTTCATCTGTTACTCTCCTTTGTTTTCCAGCTGAACCGGGATGTTGTAATACTCACGGATGGTCTTGTCTACGGCAGCGAGGTCGTTCTCGATCAGCGCATCGTTGAACATCCCCAGAGGGGTTTTTACGGTGTCCATCCCATCATTGCGGGTGCTGAACAGGTATCGCCCATCCTGCACGACAGTTTTCAGAACGATGGTGAAATACCCTTCCACGCAGACCTTCTCGTCCAACAGCTTACCGATGGTCTTAAACTTCTCGCCACCGTCTCCGTCACGCTCGCTGTGACCGAAAAAGTAGACCACAACATCATCCGGCAGTTCTTTCGCCCGCATCAGCAAGGTGTTGAAGTTGGCTGCCATGTCGGTAAACTTCTGGTATCCAGCGACCTTTGCGTTCCGCATGAACTCGCCCGTCATAAGGTAGGTGGCATCGTCAATGACGATGGACTTACGCTTGGTGCTGTGGATTGCAGCATCAATCTTGCCGTAGTCGTTGGTGATATAAGTTTTCATGTTGCTACGGAACGGAAGCGGCTTGCCAAGAACGTTGATAACCGCAACCTGTCCCGGGTCAAAGTTCCGAAGCGAAGCAGACTTACCGCTTCCGGAGTGACCGTAGACCATTACTAATACTGCCATTTTTCTTTCCTTCCTTCGGCTTCATTAGGCTTCATTGCTCTTACTTTGGCTTAATATGGCTGTACAGAAATCAACCAGCCATCAGCTCTGCCAACTGTGCGCGGAGGTCTTTCAACTCCGCTTCCCTGTCCTTGATTTCAGACTGCAAATCCTCAATCTCAGCTAGACGGTCAGCTTCTTTGGCTTCTGCCATCTGCTCGTTGGTCATAAAGTACACGCCGTCCTCCGGCTCGGTCACGCCACCGAATCTGTCAAGGTTAATCATCTTTTGGTCTCCCTCTCTTACGTTCCTCTTTGATTTGTAGTGCGCTATACCACTGGTCTTTGTCGATTTCGATGGTAGACCACCGGTGGTTACAGGCAATGCACTTCTTGCGGCGAACAATGCTGTCATGGTCAGACCGGCTGTCAACCGTTGCAATGTTGTCACTGCCGCACATCGGGCATTTCATCGTGCATCCCTCCACTCGTTGGTGTGGTGAGGAATGCGTTTTACTTTGCGATTTTCCTGTTCAATGCGTTCATTTTCAGAGCTGACCCCAATGGCGCACAAGACGAGTGCTGCGGCGAGGAAGCTACACGAAAGGAAAATGTACCAAAACATTGCTACCACGCTTTGGCTTTTCTGGATTGCGTCGCCGCATCCTACCGAAAAGATTGCTAACGCGATTCCAAGCGTACAAAGGACATTAGCTTTCAGGCTTTTCACTCTTATTACCTCCAAAACTCAGTATCCATGCCGTAGCCATTGCCACAGATACCGTGATGATTCCACGGGCAGCTGATGAGCCCACCAGAATTTCGATGTGATGCACCATCCAGAAGTTCAGCAGAAATACCGCCAAAACCACCGCCAGTGCTATGCCCCACATCAGGGCAACTTCAATAAATGCTTTCATCTTGTCTCCTTTCATTTTTCGCCATTGCAAATCACGGCTATACCCTGCTTTGCCGTTGCTTTTCGGTGAATCGCCTTGCCTTTGCTCTTCGGGTCTGAGCTTCGCTTTGCCTTCGCAATGCGCTACCTCGCAACTCAATGCCTTAGCTTTTCTGCTCCTAGCTACTCAATGTCTTAGCCTATCGTTTCTATTCTTTGCCATTGCCTATCAAAACTACGCCTTGCATCCATAGCCTTTGCAGATCTCATCAAATCAGCGCATCGCCCTTGCTGATCCCATCGCGGCATTGCTCTGCCATAGCGGTTAATTGAGGATTTCGTAAGCAAAGCGCCCTTTAGAACTGTTGCGCCACTGGCCGATGCCACGCAGAGCGCCGTAGTCCAGCCACTCGAGCACGACCTTCTCGTGAGAATCGTCCAGAAGAACGATTTCAAACTCGCAAGTCGAACCAGCGGGAATCTGCTCGCTGTTGGCAAGGCTTACGCGCTCGCCCTGTGCGGTCTGTGCACGAAGCGGGCGTTGGCACTCGGTAATCTCACCGTTCACATGAATGGGAATCATGCGGGGCTGAACGAAAATCAGGCCGTCAATGACTTTCTTGTAAGCCGTCAGCTTGCCGCTTTCGTTCACGGCTTTCTTCTTGCCGGTCTCGGTCTTGCCACCGATACGTCCCAGCATACCGCAGGAATCCTTGAAGAAGCCCTTAATCTGGTAGTCATACAAGATAGGCTCGCCGTTTTCATTGCGGGGAAAGACGGTCATGCCCTTATCTGCCACAGCATCAGCACCCAGAGCGGCAACTTCGTCCTCGATGGTGTTTGCATCAGGGGACTTGCTGGCGATGAACTCTCGCGCAATGTTCTGGTTGCTAGGCCAAGTGCCGAGAACCGCTTCGATGAATGTAATTCTTACTTTGATTTTTTTCATTTTTGTTTGCTCTTTCTTTTTCGATATGTTCCAGTCTTAAAGGTTCACGCTCTTGCCAGCGCTTCTGCCACGGACTGCTTTTGTTGAAGTTGCTTATTGCTTTCTTCATCGTTTTCCATCCTCCGCTTGCGTTGGATATGTTCCAGCCGGTCTTTCTCACGGCTGTGCCAACGGAGTTCACGCTTGCCATAATATTTACCATTCATAAGTCAGTTCTCCTGTCGCGAGCATCCTCGACACTTCGCCGTAATGCTTGCCCAGCTTATCTGCAAGAGCTTGAACCTGCCCTATGGATGGAATCTTTTTTTCTTCCAGTGCTTTCTCGTTTAAGGCTCGTTCTCTTCGTATGCTCTGATGTTCCGCAATACTTGCAAAGGCTGCATCTTTCGCGCAATCTTTGTGGTACTTTTGTGCCGCAGACATTTTAATCATTGGCTTACCGCACCATTGGCACACGGTTTTTACTGGAGTGAACCCACGTCCTGAACTCAATGCTTTACGTCTCGCGCGCTTTTGCTCGCACGAGACATCTCTTTTACATTGTGTGCAATATTTTTTGCGTGGGTTTACCCTACCCAAAAAAGCTCCGCAGCGCTCGCAATATTTAATCTCCATCTTCATTCGGTTTACCTGCCTTTTTGGCTTCCCGATTGTGACGTTCAAAGCACTGGTTGATAGACTTTTCCATCCACAGCACCTTGTTGGCATCGTTTCTGGACACGCCAGCAGCCATTGCCAGTTTCAGTCTGCGCTTCCGGCTCGGCGCTTTGTAAAAGTACGTCACCAGCACTCACCAGCCTTATCTGTGATGAACTTCGGGACTTCCTGACCTGTGGCAATGCACAGCGCAACTAGCTTTTCGACCCAGATGTCAAACAGGCTTTCTTTTGGCATATAGCACTGGCCAAAACAAGGCTCCTTAAAGCCTTCCCAGATCGTCAGGCCGACAGCGCCATCCGTGACCGTCCATATCATACTGTAGCCTTCATTGCACAGGTTGTACAAAATGTCTCGCGCTCTGCTTTTGGCTTCGTTGATTTCAAAGGCATCCCAGCGTTTTTTGCTTTCCTCGTAGGCCTTTATCGCCTCGTCAATGGCGTGGTGCGCTTCGTCTGGGTGTTCAAGGTCTACATTTAAGGTGATGATCTGTTCCATACCACTCATTTCCCCTCTCTTTCTTTCAACAGCTCTTCCAGAGCTTCTTTCACTTTAGCTTCTGCATTTTTAGGCTCACGCTTACCGTTCAGGATTTTTCCCAAGTATTCCGGTGCGCATCCCATTTTTGCAGCAAGCTCTCTGATTTCGATGCTGTTAACGTGAAGCGTTCCCACAACATCGCCTGTCCACTTAGGAAGCAAATTTTTTCTCCTTTCTTGTTCTAGTACTTGAACTTTTTGAAAGAATATGATAATATTATGGTGTCAAGCAAAAACATTATCGAACGTTCTTCCATTTGTTCAAAGCCTTTAATTTGTTCTACCGATTGAACCCGGTAGCCTTATTAAAGCACAAGTAGTAGAACTTTTCAAGTGTTTTTGTTCAAGTGGTAGAACTTTGTCATCTTGTACAAACGCTGGAGGTATGTTTTGTGTTTTTTGACAATTTCGTAAGGCTATGTGAGCAAAAGGGAGTAAAGCCGTCTCGTGCTTTAACTGAAGCTGGCGTTCCGAAATCTGCTTATAGCTATTGGAGAACCGAAGCAAGTGCAGGAAACGATGCAAAGCCGACAAACCAAAACGCCGTAAAGCTTGCTCAGTACTTTGACGTTACTGTAGATTACCTTCTAACTGGCAACCAAAAAGAAAACCCGCCCCAGCAGCCGCAAAGTGAAGTCGATGCAGCATTGGAGCGGATTAGAAGAAAACTTGAATCTATGCCGAAGGAGCAGCGTGAAGCTCTGATGAACCTGATCGAAAAGATGTAACGTTCATGCCCGGTAAAATAAAACCCCCTTGTGCCGGGCTGGTGTAGCTCTGCGCAAGGGGGTTTCTGTTACTCTAGGTCTAGTGCTTGTTCCGCTGCCGGAATCTTTTCAGGGTGTTCCCTCAGCCATGCAATAAATCGGTCAATCTTGGCTCTTTCCTGTTCACTCATTGTGGCATATCCTCCCGATCGGCAATCTCTGATGTTTATTCGATATGATTATACATCTTTCGGTTGTGTAGTCAATGCAATTTTAAGAACTTTCGTGCTTTTTTAGTTTTTTTCGGGGAAGCCACGAGTGTTCAAGTCAAAAGGGACAACGCCTATCCATCTTTCCTCCAATCACAGCTCTACGAGCTGTCCGTCAATGCGTTCGATGCTATCTGCCGGGTCGCGCCCATCGTCTAAAGCGGCTACGGCGCGTTCCAGAATGCCTTTTGCTTCGAGGTAAGCATCTTTATCAGCTTCGTACCCAGAAAGGCTCAGGACAAGCTCCAGCGTCCGTCTGCGAGCGTATGGGACAATCAGATCATCTACGGTTCGGTTCATTAGCTTTTCTCCCATGGTTCAGGTGTGTGTGGCTGCCCATCGGGAACGCTGGCAGGCATTCCGTCGATGATTGGCATACGTTCATGGTTCCAGATTACAGTTTCTTTCATTTTGTGTTTCCTTTCTATTTGGAATTTTTTGACAATACAGTTATAACATAGGCTGCTGTTGGTTCTCCATAGCAGCTTTTTCCATTTTTTGGCTTGTCGAACCCGGCAGTTTTGCCGGATTTTGTTGAAAGGGTGAGAATTTATGGATGAGTATTTAGTAAGAACAGCCAAAGCATTGGAGATAGCTCGAATGCGTTCCGGCTTGAGCCAGCAAAAATTGGCAGCACGGATGGGCGTGAATCGCGGTACGATAGCAAATTGGGAGCAAGGTCTAGCAGCCATCTCCCTGCCAATGGCTATGCGTTGGTTCACCTGCTGCGGCGTATCGGTGGCTCGATATATGGACGCTTGCATTCATCCGGGGCTACTTGAACACCTTGAGGACGACCTTTCCGATTTGGAGAAACGGCGAATTCTCATAAATGCTATGATGGAGTGCTCCTCCTATGAGATAGATGCCTTGCTGTACATCAGGTACGGAGATCACGGTTCAGACCACATTGGCGTGTTGACGGAGATTCTGGCAAATCTCCACACACCGCTCAAGGACAGGGTCGCTGTTTGCCGGATGGTGTCTGGTAGCTATGAGATAGTACAGGCTACCGGAACAGACCCAGACCCGAACGGAACCGCCCCAAAGATGGAGATTCTATATCAGGCACAGGACGCTGGAACGGAAGCAGCCATGAAGTCCAACGATTCCTATACCGTGAATCCAAATAACATAAGTGGATGATTGTCGAATTATCGCAGTTTTTGAAGAACATTTTGTCCACGTTCATCCACTTTTTGTACACCTATCGGGCAAATTCGCCTTGTCATTCCGTCCCCCATAGGCTGTAAATCGACAACATTCGCGCGGAATAAATAACGAATTATCGTCAATCTATTGCCTACGATTTGCCGACTTGTCAATCTGTCCCCTATAGCATTGAATTAAAAGTTTTTCATCCACTTTTTGTACACGTTAGGTAAACCTAACCGTTAAGCGTTTCAACCTTTCGGATGTTAAACATCTGTTTATTTGGCGATATTTGCTTTGTGTTTTCCACTTTTTAAGAGAGAAAGAAAAGATTTTGTGGAAAATTTTCTTCTTCTGCTATTAGTAGAAGTTATTTTATAATCTTGTTAATAGTCTTGTTTTATATAATGTAAAGAGGTGTACAAAAAATGGATATAGGTGTACAGATTGTGGAAATAGGTGTACAAAATGTGGACGGTTAGGTGTACAAGAAGTGGAAACAGGTGTACACTTGCTATTGATTTGTACACCTGTTTGTGATATACTCTTATACGAGAGGAGGCGTGATAAGATTGTCTGATATTAAAGGCGGGAACTTGGTTGAAAAGAGCCGACAGCTTGTTTGGGCAAAGTTCACTGATTATACAGCAGGAGAACTACGGTTACTTGAAGTGTATCTTAGCCGCATCAATCCGAGAGACCCTGAAACTTCAACGGTTCAGTTTACGTTACAAGAGTATTGCGAGTTTTTGGGGTTGAAAATCAACTCTAGGAATTTGAAAGCACAGGTCAAGCATTTCATCGACAACTCCGTTGAAGTTCCTAGAGGTGACGGTTCAGGCTCGTTTGACTTGTATCCCCTGTTCAGTAGAGCAACTGTAAACTTTGAACCTAGCTTGATGAATATTACTGTGTCGTTATGTTGTAACCCGCTTCTGCAACCTGTTTTCTTCGACATTGCAGAGCGTGGATATGTCAAGTACCGTTTACGCTACACAGCGAATATGAAATCGCAGTATAGCATTTTGCTGTATTCAATTCTCCGAGAGTTCATCGGACGTGGCGTGAGCCAGCCTGAAATTACGTTGGATAGATTAAGGGAACAGCTTGGTGCAAGAGAACCTAGCTATCAAGAGTTCAAGCATCTTAGGCGGCGTGTCATTGATATTGCGGTAGCTGAAATAAACGAAGTATCAGACCTGTGCGTTGAATATGACAAGGTCATGAGAGGTCGCAATGCGGTTGCTGTGAAGTTCAATATAGCTTTCAAGTCTAATGAGCCAGTCATAGACGTGGAAGCTAACGAGGTTAAAAGCGTAGAGCTAAAAGATGTTCCAAAGAGCCAACGACCTGCCAGAAAGCCCCGCAGCGGCGCATACGAGGATGTGGATTGGGCATCTATTGCGCCGGAGATGTCTAAAAGCCAGTGTATCTTGACTGCAAAGCTGGTGGCAAAGAAATTGCCGGAGAAGTATCCGAACATCAAGCCTAACAAGAAAAAGGAAGCTGTTGTAAACATCGTTGAGAACGCATACAGGATTCTTGTCAGTGAACGGCTTGATAAGATTGAAAAAGACCCCGGCGCTTATATGTACTCAATTTTGAAAGAAGCAGACCTTGACGATTATGCTACATTTGATGATAGCTTCTTGAAGGAATCAGATGCAGCACATTGAACAGATGATGCAGAAAGGAGAAAGAGTATGGTTCCAATGTTTCCGAAAGGCTTTGACAAAGACAAGTGGTACATGACTAAAGATGTTATGCCTGATAAAAGCCTAGAAGGATGGCCGCATGGGCTTTTACTTCGTATCGAAGATGAGAAAACAGGAGAAAAAAGTTTCATAACCGGCGAGTACGATACAATCAACGGCAAATGGTTTGATTCCGATGGTAATGAAATCAAAGAAACTGTAATTGCATGGCACGTCACGCCTGTGTTGTGGGTCGGAGACGAGATAAAAGCAGCATGGCCGTTCTACTAAAAAGAAAGAGTGATAAAATGGCAAAAGTTCCCTACTCCGTTCTGAATAAAGCGGAACTCGAACTAAATAAAAATTTTGATAATGAGGTGGTTATGTTTTTTCATCGCGGCGATGGCGTGATAAGTCCGATTCATTTGATTGTTTCTCCGCGTGGATGCAGCGAAAAAGAACCTGATGAAGCCATTAAGGTAGGGCAGATTTTAATCGAAGCTGGCAAAGCGGCAAAAGAATTTAAGTATAACGGATATTTTGTGGATTGGAGCAAATAAAAATGGCAAAAATCATAGCGGTCGCCAACCAGAAGGGCGGCACAGGAAAGACCACCACAAGCACCTGTCTGGCTGGTGCATTGCAGTTGCTCGGCAAGAAAGTCCTGCTGGTGGACTGCGATGCCCAGTGCAACGCAACGGACACCTACGGCGCACAGACAGAGGACGTATGTACCCTGTTTGATGTGATGACACGGCAAGGCACGGTCGAAGAAGGAATCCAGCACTGTGAAGCTGGTGACATTCTTCCGTCCGACAGCGCATTGAAGGACATTGATGAACAGCTTGTCCGGGACATGGGCAAGAACTTCCGACTGCGAGAAGCCCTTGAAAGCGTGTCTGAGAAGTACGATTACATTGTGCTGGACACTCCCCCGCAGCTTGGTCTTGCGCTTGTGAACGCACTGATCGCCGCCAACAGCATTATCGTTCCCATTACAGCAGACCGTTACGCACTGGCTGGTTTGAGCCAGCTTTCGCAGACCATCGGCGATGTTCGCAGATACTTCAATCCGACTTTGAAGATTGAAGGTCTGCTTCTGAACCAGTACAAGAGCCGTGAGAACCTGTCCAAAGAGGTTGTGGAGCAGCTTCCTGTGATTGCACGAAGCATGGGAACAGCCCTGCTGGACGTGAAGATTAGACCGTCTATGGGCGTCCGTAAGGCACAGGCAGAGCGGCATAGCCTGTTTAGTGGTGACACAGCAAAGAGTACCAGCGCAGAGGATTTCAAGGCGTTGGCAAGAAAAATTATCGAGGAGAATATAAATGGCTAAAACCGAAAATGTTGTCCGAACAATATCACATTGGAGATGGAATCAAGTTGGGTATTGGGAATGCGAAGATTGTAAGGGGCCAAGTGATGCTCTTATGGATTGTGATAATAATTGCGACCCATATATCTATATCAACACAAGATTTTGTGGGCGTTGTGGCGCACGGATGGAGGCGGAAAAAGAATGAAATCAACCAGCAAAAAATCCACAGGCTTGCTTGGCGGGTTTGATTTTCAGCCTATTTTTTCGGAACAGCCATTAAGCCGAAGTGAGCCAAAGGAAGAAGAAGTAAGCCAAGCAAAGCCGAACGAAGCCGAACAAGCACAGGTTAAGCCTAGTGAAGCCACAGACAGCCATGCACAGCCTAATGAAGCACAGTTAAGCAATATTAAGCCGAAGCAAGCCAAAGACAGCGAAACACAGCCGAACAATGCCGTAGTCAGCGAAAGCAAGCCAAAGAAGCTGAAACAGGCGAAAGAAGTTCAACGTCTTATCGAACAAGGCGATGTTCCCGGTGCACTAGCAGAAGCTGGCTTGACAAAGAAAAAAATCCCGATGCCGGAATCGCATCAGGGCGTTGCAAGCGGAGATGGCAAGCGTTCAAAGCGCATTACCATCCTTATGAGCGAGGAAGAGCGCAAGTACATCAACCGTGAAGCACGGCGGCACGGAATGACGATTGGACAGTTCGTGTACGCTCTAGCGGTTGCAGCGGCAGAAGGGAAGATTGAATTGGAAGATTTTCTCGAAGATTGAACCAAAAATAAAAAACACGCATTTTCTAACGAATTGACGTTAAAATGCGTGTAGTTTTCGTGCTATTGACATTCATGCTAGCAAGTGTTATACTATTATTGCTAGCCAACAAAGGAGGGATTGAGTTGGCTAAAAGTAGCGCAGAGTATTATCGAAAGCGTCGTGAAACCATAGGTCAGTTCAGTGTTCCAATTCCGAGAGAGAAGCTCGATGCTTTAACGGCAAAGTTAAAGGAACAAGGGAAAACAAAGACCAAATGGCTTAACGAGATGATAGATAAAGAACTTGAGCAATAAAAAATCCCCTAAACTGTTCGTAACTTGGCGGTCTCAGACAGTTTAAGGGATTACACTCCATACAACTATGGATGATAAATCCATTATATCATCTTCATGGTTGTATTACAAACAATATTTTGTGGTAAAGCCAATGAACATTCCGGCAACAAAAGAAGAAATTCTTGAAAATTTCAAGAAAAACAACAATGGCCGTCCGCTCAATAAGGATGATTACGAGGTTGCGGAAGCGTTATCTCGCATCACTTATAAGGCGTATGAGGTCGGCATGGAAGATGCCAAGCAGATGAATATGGAGGATATGATGGATAATAAGAGATGTAACGCACTTCACGTTTTCAAGAGCAAAAGCTTTGGTCAGCTTCGCACGATTGAAGAAAATGGTAAAATTCTTTTCTGTGCTTCTGACGTGGCAAAGGCACTGGGGTACATCAATCCGAGAGATGCAATTTCCCGCCATTGTAGGGGTGTCGTGAAACGCGACGCCCCTACGCAGGGAGGAATCCAAGCAATCGCTTTTATCCCGGAAGGAGACGTCTACCGTCTTATCACCCACAGCAAATTGCCCGGTGCAGAAAAGTTCGAGAGTTGGGTGTTCGATGATGTTCTGCCGTCTCTCCGCAAGGATGGCTATTACAGCCTTGCACCGCAGGAGAACAAGCCTGATGCTCAGAACGATGCAATCTTGCAAGTGCTGATGAAGAACACGGAAGTCCTGCAAGTCATCGTTCAGCAGAACCAGCAGATTATGATTGCGCTTACCAACCTGTCTGTCAACGATGCAAAGCGCACGATGGAGATTCAACCTTACACTTCCCATCAGGGGAAAAAAGGTGACGGTAAGCGTAGCAAGCGCATCACAATCCTTATGAGTGACAGCGAGCGAACGTTTGTTACGAGAGAAGCCCGCAAGCACGGATTCACGGCAGGTGAGTACATCTATAACCTGTCTGTTGCAGCATCCAAAGACCAGATTGACTTGGGATAATCAGTTGTCAAGATAATAAGAGGGGGTCGGCGAAGCACCGACTCCCTCTTTCGTTTACTTATCAGCAATGCAATCCCAGTAGAGATACGCCTTGCCATCTGCGGCATCTGCGTCCTCAAGGAACGCCTTTGCCATGTCAGCGTAGAAGCCCGGAGTGTCAACGGACTGACGCTTTGCGACCTGACAATAATCCGAGTACATCATGTTCATAACAGCCCAGAAATCGTTCGGGTCGCAGGTGATATTACGCTGCTTTGCCACGTCCTGCGTCTGTTCCAACGTCCAGTGACAGCCCTTTGTGCCGTCAGCGTTTACCATGCTGTCGCACCATTCCTCTGCTTCATCGTGGGTAAGGTGCTGGCGCGGCATCTTGATGGAGCGACTGTCTGCACCTCCACGTTCATACTGGCCAGACCGCTTATCCCAGTCTCCGTTCTGCGAGAAGCCGATTTGCGGCATTCTGCGCCCATTCTCTACGTCAGGGTAGCGGGGGATAGGATAGGGGTCGATGTAGCGGTTTTCCTCCTGCGGATAGTAGGGATAGCGGTCGTTGCCACCTTCCAGCTTACGCAGACGGCGTTCCATCTCACGTTCCCTGCGGTCACGCTCTTCCTCAAGGCGGTCACGTTCCGGCTCACGGTCTTTGTCGTGGTCACGGAGCATCATCATGCGGCGAAAATTAGTCTTGCCCATAATCTATACCTCCTTAAGAAATGGACGCGGGCGCGCCAGCGTGGGAACGGCAGAAGCAGCCAAGATACTTGAACGTATCTGTGCCGGTGGCAGACGTTGCCACACGGGTAGCGTAGCGGGTGCGAGTGTGGATGCTCTCAGCGGTTGCCTGAGCACAGTTGCAGTCGGTCAGCGGGTATGCGGTCGTGCCTGCACCGATGGTAATGACAACAGGGGCGTTGATGGTGGTTGTGTCCGGCAAAGCCTGAGCAATGACCAGACAATACTTCTCTCCATTCTGGTATGCGCCAGCAGGGATGTTGATGGTCAGCGTGTCATTGGCGAACGTGACCGCCTGACTGATGACCAAGTGCGGGCAGAGTTTGCAGCTTGTTTTGCAAGCCATAATGTTTTCCTCCTAAAAAATCAGGGGCAGAGGTGTCTTACCCCTGCCCCGATGGTTCACCCGGTGTTATCGGGGAGTGTGTTGGTTAGCAGCAGCCGCAGCAGTT